TTTCATATTAAATTATCGAGTGGAATGCTTGTGTTATTATTTGTTATTGTTGACTCCAAACTGCTTTGAAAAATCTTGCTCTTCCGTTTGGAAGAGCAAGATTTGATATGGCATTTCATATTAAATTATCGAGTAGATCATTTGCTTTATTGTTTGATATTGTTGGCTTCAAAATGCTTTGAAAAATCTTGCTTACCCGACCGGGTAAGCAAGATTTGCCAACTTGGTTATAAATATAATGTTTTTACGATTATATTTATACATTTTCAACTATCATTTTTATATTTTTAAAAATTTGGCTGCTTAGTTCGAGTAAGCGACGCCAGCCATGCCAGACATGACACGGAGGACGTTGTAGTTTACGGCGTAAACACGGACCTTGGCGGTGGCAGTGCCCGAAACAGTGGGCGACGAGAGCACAAGTTGGAGTACGGCGTTGTCAATGCGGGAGAAGTTGCACGAACCTGAAGGTTGGTGTTCCTCGGGGCGAAGAGCGAACGAGTACACGTTGATACCAGTGTCGGGGTTGCGGGTGTGGTGCTGGAAAGGCTGGACAACGTCGAAGTAGGATCCCTCACGCTCGGAGAAGCGGTCCTGTCCGTTAAGCTGGAGCTTAGCGGTGACGACGGGGTTCTCACCCCAGCAGTGCATGTCGAGGGCGGTCTCAGCAAGCACGAAGGTGCCGGCATCGGAGACGAGGGAGCCCTCGTTGGAGCCAGTCTGGGCGGCGAAAGGCACGTAGGAGGTGGCACCATTCCAGGCGGTGGTGTTGGTCATGTTGGCATCATCGGCACCAGCCATCTGGAAGAGACCGGAAGCGTTGATGAAGCCAGTGGCACCAGTGGTCTCCTTGGGTCCGCCGAACGCGTGGATAGCGTTGGGAAGAGCATCGATGGAGTCCGTGTAGTTGAAGGGCTGGGCACCAAGAGTGCGGTAGAGGATTCCACCGGCATCGAGGGACGAGCAGTAGTCAACGTTGGCGTCGGGTTGAACGACCCAGATAAGCTCCTTGCAGGGGTGGTTGAAGTTGAGCTTGATCTTGTTCGAGGAAGAGCCCACCGACTCATCGCCGGTAAACTGGACTTGCTCGATAAGATACTCGTGGGGGTTCTGAGCCATCTTGCGGCGCTCATCAGTGTCGAGGAAGATATAGTCGACATAGAGGGAGGCAGCAACAAGGGATTGCTGGTAAGCCTGGGAAACAGACTGGGAGCCAGCCGAGACACCGGCGGCAAGGGACTTGACAGCCCAGAGGCACTCACCGATGGGGCGGAGATCAAGGTTGATCTTGACTTCGTGGTACTGTACGAACCACTTATACCCTCTCTTTCGAGATATTTATCGGCATTCTCATTTCGATCAACCATATTAAAAAATGAGAACTTGTAGCCGGGGACTAGACTATATCTTAAGTCTTCATTGAAGTTGATTAGACTTCTCAGACCCATAACCATTTAGTCGTTGAACCTTCCTCTTATCCTTATCGTAGCGGACTTAGAGGCTTGGCTGCGGATTGCCTATTTCATCTGTTTTCACAGAATCATACGTGGAATTTTTACCATACCTGAGTTTTATTCTCAGCCACCTTAAACTTTCGATTAAGGTTTGGTATCCAAGAAATTGTTTGTATTTTGAATTGAAACGATTTACGTTAATGATGTTATTAAAATTTTTTATACAATACAATTTTCTTTTTTACGTCTTTAAGGGTTTCCCGCAATTTGGATATGTTGCCACTCGTTACTAAGAAAACCTTAGCAACAAGCGACTAGCATCTGGGGTTGCCGAAATTCATCGGACTGAGACCACAACATATTTTTCCCAAAAAAGAGCTCAGATTTTTTGGGTTGGATACTTTTCTGCCCTACAGATTTTAAGGCGATAAGAGGCAATGCCAATCCTGGATTTCTACAGAACCAGAAAAGGAGGGGCACGTAGAGGGTGGTCTCAGGGAGGGCGTTACGGGGAGCGCAAACCTGGTTGGGGACCGTGGAGGAAGCGCAGGGACCAGAGACACCGGCGAAGTTGGGGTCGGTGATGTAGGTAAGCTGGGTGGTGTTACCAATCATCTTGTGGTAGCCACGCTGTTGCTCCTTGGAGAGGGTCAACTGGTTCCAGATGTGCATCCAGTCACCGTATTGGCGATCGATGCGCTGACCACCAATCTCGACCTCAACCTGGGCGACGAGCTGCTCACCGATGTAGTCCAACCAACGGGCGAAGACACCGTCAGTGCCGGAGGTAGCCATGGATTGGTTGATCTCGGGGAGAGTCACTTGGAGGTATGTGCGGTAGGCAAGATCGCCGTTACGGGAGATCGTGCAGGTCACACGGCGACCGAAATCGGCTTGACCGGAGAAGGTCTGCTCGATGGACTCCATAGCGAAGTTGGTGTGGCGTCTGTACGACACCTTCCAGAAGGTAGTCTCGGGGGTTCCAGTAAGGAACACGTCTTGGGCGCCATAGGCGACGAGTTGCATAAGTCCACCAGCCATGTTTTATACTATCGTATATACCTTCCCAAGAAAAAAATTCTGTGAAAAAATAATTAATTAATTAATTATTTTTTTTAGAAAATAAAAAAATCCCTAAATACCTAAATATTTCGAGTAAGTTCCTACACAATAGTCCTAGAAAAAAATAATTTGGGCGGGGGTCCATAAAAATCACTAAAGTAAATACAAGGCTAGAACTGTGGTTTTAAATATTCATCGTAGAATTACTAAGGGGGTCTTGTGAAACAATACACCTTTTTAACATAATATGTTCAAACATTGGTATTCATCGTAGAATATCGGAATTTGAAAAATTCGATATCAAAAACGTCTCTAAATAATTCTCTTGGAAAATCTCTCTACGGTTCTCATGCTTTTTGGTAAATATATATGAATCTGCCGATTTTTTAATCGTCCAACCTTGTTCTAAAGCATTTGCTATAAACATTAATTTCCGTAGTTGCGATTTCTCCACCTTTATGTTTTCGGGTAAATCGCTCAGAGATGTTACTAACTCGGTCGGCATGTTATAGAGACTATTGTCATATTTTATTAATTTCTGTGCCGAATCGATTTTTTCGATTTTTTATTGATGTGGTTTTTTCTTGTTCTGCGTTTATTTTTATTATGTTTCGTGCGGTTGTTACCACCTTTATAGAGAGACCGTTTTTTATTGGTACTTCCGCCTCTTCCCTGTGTTTTGGTTGCGGCTCGGCTTGATTGTGCTTTTTTACGTTCTTCAGAAAGTTGTTTTCGCAATTCTATTTCAGTAGATTTTAAAACGTTTGATATTTTTTTTAAAACTAATTGTGCTGCGGCAACAGACCCATGTAAATTAATCAAGAATGATTCTGCATTTTGTTTAGAACCGTACTCCAAAAAAATGTTTTTGGCTATATATTCTGGAAGAATGTCCCAGTTTAACAAATCTCCTCTTGGTTTAGATTTTAAAATGTTGTAGTTATCTACTAATGCTTGTTGTGCTTCATCAACAGACCCGTGCATATTAATCAAGAATGCTTCTGCCTTTTGTTTAGAACCCTCGAAATCATCAAGATAAAGTATTTGAACATCTTTTGGAAGAATGTCCCAGTTTAACAAATCTCCTCTTGGTTTAGATTTGGATTTATCTTTTTGTCTAACATTTTCTTCGGGATCGACCGTCGCAGAAAGACCTTCCAACATATCATCAAATACAGTTTCCTCAATAACCGCCGCAGCCGCTTTTTTCGGTCTTCCTACTTTCTTGGGCTTTCTCTCAATTGTATCAAATGGAATATCAGGTAACGTTTCCGTTACTACCATTCCACCAACGTTAGAACTAGAAACCAAATCAAAAATATCCGGAGAAACCTTTGCTTTAGAACCACGAACTTTAGCAATAGATTCTTCTATTACCTTTGGCAAAGCCCCCCTCACGGCAGAGCCTTCGTTAAATGCCACAGATATAGCGCCGTCGTTTTCAACTTCGTTTCCAAAACATTTATCAAAATATTCGTTTAGAGCTGGACCAAATACCTCCACTTCGTTTATTTTACTTCGCAGTTTATCTAAATATCCATTTCTTATGGTTTCTATTCTATTATTAATGCTCATATACGCGTTACGGTCTAATCGCAGTTCTCTTGTCATTTTATCAGATAATGCGCTTTTAACCGTAATAAGTTTCGAATAAATAGCTCCTAGTTTATCATTAATAGTCGTCTCTGTTGCACCTTTGCTTTTTCCTTGAGGGTCGCGCATTTCACCCAATTCAGCTAATTGTTCTTTACCAATGGTTGACTCGCCTCTATAAACAGAATTTTGAAATTCGCCAATCAATCCCTTCACATTTACGTTCATTTGTCTTCCAGAATGCCTTCCGCTTCTTAATGGTTTTACTAAAGATGAAGTAATTTCGGTTTCATCTAATAATACAAGTTCCTTCATATTTTTTACAGTTTCATCGACGTTGCTTTTTATCAATTGAATGATTTTTATATAATTCTTAATAAAATAACAACTATTTGCGAAATCGGTCAAGAGTTTTACATATTCTGCCATTTTCGCATAATCATAGTCACCACCTCTTAGCAAAAACAAACGGTCTGAGCTCTGTGGAATGGCTTCCAAGCGCGAAATAGGGATTTCCTCAGATATCGTTTCTATTCTATCATTTATTTTAGCTATTAATGGCTCTAAAACTGATGCTTTCACGTTACTATTAATTGAATCATTTTCCGATTTTAATTCCAAGATAAACCCTTCATTTTCTTGTATTAAACGAGAAGTTTCATTTCTTAACCGATTTAATTCATCTTTTGATATAACCATCCCACTCGGGTTTGCATAATTGGGATTTTGATAACCCGAGTTAAAAACGTTTCCGATAACAGATATCTGTCGATTGAAATACTTTTCATATTTTTCTTTACTATCTTTCATAGGAAAGTAACCAACGATAAACTGAGGAGAACCGGTATCGACTTCATCGTCATCATCATCGTCGTCATCTTCTTTACCGCCCCTTTTCGGCGATTTATAGTAATTCGCAATAGTAGGGGTTTCGCTGGCTATAGAATAGACAAATGCTAAGTTATCGCCCGACATAAATAGTGTATTTTTTTTTATCATATTATTTAACATCTTAGCTGTATTTGCCTGTCCATGGTCACCCGATGATTTAAACCGAAGTAATAACTTATAGTATTCGTTATTAAAAAACTCCGTCGTTCTCAACATTTTAGCATCAGGGTGTTTCTTATCTTCCGACCGAATATTCGCATTTAATTCATCAATTAATTTTCTTAAAACTGGGTGAGTTACCTGTACTCTTACTGATCTACCACTTATTACATCAAGTTCGGGGTCTCCAGTTTCAATATAATGCATTCCCATAGACAATTCGTTTACACTAAATCCACCATTCACGAGATACACGTTTAATAATTGGTCGTTTAAATATGTACATAATGCAACGCTGGTATTTCGGTCTTTATCTAATGCCAATCTCAATCGAATAAATAAACCAAATGTGGTTCTAATAACATCTTGATTAATAAGTTCATCGTAAACGCTGTCATAATAAGACTTCCCCGAGGTGGGATTTACCCAATTATGCACTGTATATGGTGGGTTCAATCTTTCATAAATTCTAGCACCCAACCGACTCGCAAGAGAACGGGTTATTTCAGGTTGTTCAATAAAACGACTAATTGCCATAGTTGCCGGGTCGTTTGATAATTTATATTCACTTAGGTCTTCCAACTTGGGATTTCTGCCTGGGGCGGGATCCCAGATGTTCGCTAATGTCGTAAATCTCTCAGGAATCATTCCGTTTTTAACTCTTGAGCTCATACATGCATCGAATAACCAATAATCTATACCGTGCTCTTGTACATCGGCAAATAATTTATGAAAAGTATTTATTTTTTCGCTCGACGAAAAAAACTCTCTTCGTTTTCTTTCCCATGTATCTGGAATTTCTCTTGGATCTGTGAAATAATAGTTTACATCGGTTAATTCTCCCGCTATTTCGCCTAATAAATAATCAACTTTAATATCCTCTTCAAAGTTATTGGGACTTTTCATGAAATATTCGTTTAATAACGTCGTATTCGATTGCGATTTTTCTAATATTTTAGAAATTCGGTCGAGAACAATCTTTCCGTTTATAACATTGACAAATTTATCTTGACCTGTAATTTCTCTGGGGAATGCATTATTTCTAGTTTTTGATGGTTTAAAATCGTGTTGTGAATCGCCCTCCTTTCGGTTTAATTCCACGACTACATTTTCATTTAACCTAACATTCATATGACCACCAAGCTGTGAATCTCGTTGTTCGCTTTTATCCGATATATTCGATACTAATAGTTCTTGAATATTATCAATTGCGTCTAATTCAACTCCTATCAATTCATCTACATAGCTTTCTATTTTTGAACAGCGTAAAAATATATTTGCAAACATGTTCTCTTCTTGCTGTCTTATGTCCCAAAACGTAGGCGATTCGGTGGGTGGACTATCTTGAGCTTCTTCCAACCCTTTTATTAAGGGGTCTAAATCCCAAAGGTTTCTAGGGGCATCGGCTTCGTCCACCTCATCAAAATAACTTCCACGGTCGGGTTCGGGAGATTCAACCGGAATGCTATCGCGACCATCAGTTGAACTATACCCGGGGCTAGATTTACTTGTCGGTGGTCGAAATGTATCCTCGGGTCTTTTATATAGCGGTTTAAACCGACGCAGAGAATCTGCATCGGTCACCGACCCCGAAGAATTTAATCCGCTCTCGCTTCGCAGAGGATTCAAATTCTTCGTTGGTTTGAATACGTTTTCTGGAGAACCTTCTATAGTTTTCGTTGTAGACGCCATTCTATTATATATTTTATATAATATCGCGACAAAATAATATATAAAGTTTCATACTAAAAACATTATATAAACTAAATCATATTTGTAAAATGAAGCCTTCCAAAAACAGTACAAATAACTTACAAAAACATCAAGCAAATACAATCGACGAAAAACACAAAGAAATGTTAGACCGGTTTCAAGATATAGAGTCGAGTACTATACCCAATCTACAAACCGAGATTGAAAACCTCAAGACCAAAATTAAAACATTAACCGAGAACCAAATCGAACAATATTTGGATCTAAAAGATAAAATAAACTTTTTGAAAGCGGAAATCAAGTCATTAAAACAAGAGAAGAAAACCTATTTACTTGAAAACTCGAAGTATATATTCCAGTACTTCGAGCAAAAACAGCAAATATCTACTGGGTCAACCGCAAATCAAAATACGAATGTTTTAAACTCCTTTTTCAAAATCAAGTCTACAAGTCCCGAATCCGAAAGTATACAAAATGACAAATATGCACAGTCAAAGAAAGCATATCAAAAATATTGGCGGAACGTCAATAACGAGATTTCCAATATACAGGATTTCGTGGTACCTTCCGATGTATGCGAAATATGTCATCGCGGAGAACTTATTCCACAAGACGAAGAAGGGATTTTGATTTGTAATAATACGGCGTGTGGTAAATTCATAACTTATATTGTGGATAGTTCTAAACCGGCTAATAAAGAGCCACCCAGCGAAGTATCATATACGGCTTATATCCGGTTGAACCATTTCAAAGAGATTTTATCGCAATTCCAAGCCAAAGAGACGACCCAGATACCCGAAGAAGTTATTGGCGCTATTCGTGCGCGAATTAAAAAAGAGCGTATCAAAGATATGTCGCTTATCAATTATGATAAGATGCGCGATATCTTGCGGAAACTCGGGTTTAATAAGTATTTCGAACATATCCAGTATATTAATTCGCTATTCGGTATTAAGCCGCCGATTATGAATGAGGAATTACACGAGACTTTATGTGTACTTTTTATTGAGATACAGAAACCTTGGGCGGTACACTGCCCGGCGAATCGTACCAATTTTTTTAATTATACATATACGCTTTATCAGTTGTGTGTTCTCTTGGACCAAACCCAATATTTACCCTATATTCCTATGATGAAAGACCGCGAAAAACAATTGGAACAGGACATGATATGGAAAAAAGTATGCCAAGATTTGGACTGGCAGTTTATAGCCTCTGTATAAAGGCGGGTAACGACGGACCATGCTAACAACAAGGCGGGTGCTTACTGAGAAGCGAAGCGGTCTGTAAAGGCGGGTGTTTTTCCCGCCGACTGTATAAAGGCGGGCGCTTTTCCCGCATTTATAAAATCGTCTTTCTTGTCTTTGCATGACCATAGTTATATCGCGTTAAAGAACGTTTCGCTAATTTAAATGCAGGTTTCTTAGGGTCGCAACTTTCTTCTAAAATATGAAAATCCACTGCTGATGCTTTCCCACCAGTGACTGCGCTCGCCAAACGTGCTAAACCCCATGATTGTGCTGTCTGATTGGGACGAGACCCCGACGAAAAATAAGCACCTTCGCCCTTACTCACTATTTTCTGTAAAGCATCTATCGAACAACCAGTTGCTTTTGCGAGTTCTTTATTAGGAGAAATGTTCTCCACTCCATATAATTTGATAGCATTTGTAATATGATTCGACCGTTTACTATGAAAAGATGGAACTGCCTTTCTAGTAAAGAATTGGCGTTTTTTATATAGAGACCTCGACTTTTTTAACATACGAGCCTGTGCTTTACGGTCTTTTCTGGATAGACTTTGGGGTAAATATCTTACGGGAACCTTTGACATTTTATAATAGTAATAGAAAATATTATTATAAAAAATATAAAACGTTCCACCCCTTATATTATAACCCACACGATGACCGAAATCGAAGTATTCCGTATAGCCCCCCAAGTGGGTAAATATTATGAAACTGCAAATTATATTCGCCGAGAAGGAAGATATCCAGGAGAACGATATTTTACAACTATCCCACCCACCTATGTTGGTAAATACATTCGCCATGAACAATATGGTTATGGAGATGGTGGTAAACATTATGCCATCTTTGATAATAGTGGTGTCGAAATAACAGTAACTTATAATTATGAAGGCACTACTTGTTTCCGTGAAGTAATAAAGTCCAAATTATAACCCGTCGACATATAATATTTTCATCTTAATATTATATACCGCATTTCAAAAGATGCCTTGTTCTATATCTCTACTACTTTCTATTGTTTTCCTTGTTTCGATGGTATATATGTTACAGGCAACCGCCATCACAAAGGAATATGAAGCCCAACTCCCCAAAGAACTACAACAAACATATACCACGATAGTGAACGAACGCAAAGGGATTTATTATATGGGATATGGTTTAGGATTTTTATTAGCCATCGCCATTATATTCTATAACATATATGTCGCCAAACGCAAACTCTCCACGGTATCGTTGGTCTCCATTATAGTGTCGGTTTCTTTTATTACGAATTACTTTTACTATATTTTATCGCCCAAATCGTCTTGGATGCTCGATAGCATAAAAGACCCAGAACAAACGAAAGCCTGGTTAAAAATGTATCGTGGAATGCAGACCTATTATCATGGAGGTTTGGCTTTAGGTGTGGTGGCGATGGGATTATTCGCGTTTGCTTTCCGGTGTTATTGATTGTACAACTTTTAGTCCAAATGATTTAAAAAACTTTTAATATTTTATATTATATTATATAATATTACGAATGACCGATTTTGTTTACCCGCTAGACTTGGAGATTTCATATACAAACAACGCAGAATATCGCGAATTTGTTAGAAAGTTATTCAAAATGAGTCCTACAAACTATAACCCAACGTCTCAAATGGACGGATTGGACCCAGAATCCAAAGACGAGTTGGAATACGATGATGCGGCGACATCGAAAGGTCTCGACTGGATTTATAATCAAATCAAAGATAATGAACTATTTCAACACATCCTAGCGAAAGCTGCTGCCAAATATTTGTCAGAAGACCCAGGAATCGGGTTATCCGTAATGATGTGTTATGAATATTTAGATGTGTTTCATGAATGTATAAAATCGTTCTTGACCGCCCCCGAAGAATTTAATGAGACAAATATGGCGTATTTGAATCTTTTGGTGAAACTCTGATTAGACATCTGTTATTTTGTACCGATAAATTGCCTGTTATTATTATATAATTATATAATAATATATGATTAAGTTAGATGTTTATAATTCCTTAATTGCATCTATTATAATACAAGTAATAACAGGATTTGTTGAAATTGCTTCTATATTTATTAAGACCCCGCTTCGGTTTTTATTTTTAAAACAAATGATGTTGTTGGAGATACTCGTGCAATTAATAGAAGGGTCATTTTACATATATTGGTTTTTTAATTTTAAAAGCATTTCAAATATTACTCCAAAACGATATTTTGATTGGGTAATTACAACACCAACTATGTTAATAAATTTAATTTTTTATTTAATTTTCTTAGATTATAAGGACAAAAATGCCACTGATAAACTGAGTTTCTTTAAATTATTTAATACAGAATTTTACACTATTGTTACGGTCGTATTACTTAATTGGGCTATGCTTTTATTTGGTTATTTAGGTGAAACTTCGGTAATACCCGTGCTATTGGGGGTTTCTTTGGGATTTATTCCATTTTTAATTTATTATTATATTATTTATAAAAAATATGCAGTCTTAAGTGATGATGGATTAAAAATATTTATTTACTTTTTTATTTTTTGGGCGTTGTATGGTGTAGTTGCAGTATTGCCTTATAAAATAAAAAATATGTGTTATAATATTTTAGATTTATTCTCAAAAAACTTTTTTGGTTTATTTTTGGCTTATTTGCTATTTACTAATAAACAAGTGTACACCGTTTAACCTTTAAAATGCCTATTTACATTCGGCAATTCTGCCTTTGGCAGAATTATTGATATATAAAAGGTAATTTATCGGTTACAACGTAACGTTGCCTAATAACATTCAAAGACGGCGACCCCTCCCGAAGGGAGGTCGGTGTTTAGAATGTTAAAAGGTGTAAAAACTTTTCTCTTGATATACAAATGACTTCTACGCGAAATAAAAACACTCCTGGAAACTATGTATTAGAACAAAACCAAATCACCGGAATTCTTGCATATTCTGAATATAAACATTCATCCAAACCCATGGAAACGCACTTCCCAGGAAACGGGCTTCTAACTGGTCGAATTGCACCCACCAATCTATCTGAAAACGCATGCGATATTGAGACCCAGCTTTTTGGCATAGGGTCTACTAATTTAGTAAATCCCAAACCACATGTTCATCCCGATATTAAACCCTTACAAAGTTTGAATATTATTGACCGACTTCCCACAATTATACCCTCTCCTCTAGTGGTGGAAAATAACCAGCGCCCACGACCGTTGGATTAGCCCGGACCGACTATCTACGCTTTGCTGTATTTCTATATTTGGCTGGGTTTTTATAGTTCTTTAAAGTAATATTTTGACATGGAGACCGTTTTGTCCCTATTATTTCTTCGGGTAATACCATAATTTGTTCTATGGATGGGGGTGCGATTTCATTTTGACTCGTATTCGCATATAAAACTGATTTTATTTGTTCCATAAAATCGGAATGCGATTCATCAGTATCTACTTTTTCTGGTAATTTATCGCAGTTTTCAACGACAATTGATATATGGTCGATTAATGGCGTAATTTCGCCGTCTTGGCTTACCATTAATGGTAGTTTTATATTTGCCATTA